TCGTGATTTATAACTCTTGAAATAATGGATTGCAAAAGATCAACAGCCATGTCATCTAATGTCGTAACGCTTTTAGCCGCCCATTTACGTAAATTTTTCCATAGAAAGAAATTAAGTAGATAATTCATAATATTATTCCTCTATAAGTTCAAGGTGAGCATAATCTAATAATCCTTTTTCATCACTATACAAACCATTCTTCCATAATCTACCCCACCGTATTTTATAAGTGATTAAATTTTTCTCATGTAATTCATCTGCAATCTGTAAAAATCTACCAACCATCACGCAAAACTTATCTATATCAGCTTTCTTATTTTTCTCACGTGGATAAGGCGCAATATCAACAGCCATAGAAGGTTCTGAATTATGCTTGCCATTAGGAAATTTTAAATTGCTTTTTCCTTCTGCAAAAGCTTTATTTTGATCTTCTTTACCACGATGACCGCAAAGCACAGAATGATCAAAATGTTTTAATAAACGATGACATATTAACTGTAAATCAATATGGCATGATGCTAATTGCAATTCTGAAGATTTGCTATATTTATACATTATTCTTGTTTTAATAATGGTAAAATAATTTCTAAAAATTGCCCTTTTAATAAATCAGGTATATCAGGTGATGGCGGTTCATTTGCTCCAGGAATTCTTGTCAGACGATCGTGAATAAAGATTAAATCAGCTTTATCTATTTCTATGTCGCCATTTTTACCCAAAGCCATTACAAGATTGCATGATTTTAATGCTTTCTCACGCGAGAAATTAGCAGATAAAAAATCAGCCAAATAATCGGCCATTGTTAAACCTTTAGTTTCACAACCTTTTTTATCTTTAAATTGACGATTTAAGTTTAATTTCATAACAAACTCCTAATTAATTAAAAAAATGTATTATACAGCGTATAAGGCTATATAGTAAAGGCTGTATATTATTACGGTATATTTGCATGTAATGCTATCATATAAGGTACACCATTTAATTCTACTCTAACACTCGCTACAGAGTTAACTGTACTTGTTGGTACTGATCCTTTGCCAGTTCCGACAAAATTAATAAATCCTTCTGAAACATCTGTCTGTTCTAATTCTAAAACAGGTATTGCAGCATCATTAATAGGTTGTTTAATATAAAATTGTCCATCTGGTTCGGCTACCGGTTCTGCTTTAACATTAAATGCTACTTTACCACTGTGCCATATTTTCATCGGTATTAAAACAGGATCCCAGCCAGATTCTAGTTTAAATACTCCAGTATATTCGTCCATAGAATCATTTATTTTACATCTCATATCAACTGGACTAGTTACAAAAAACGTATTAGTATTCCATCCTAAAAATCTATTACCATCTATTCCTATATTTGTAAAAGCGCTTGTTGTGCCAGTCAATGTAATAGCAAAACCACTATTAAGACTTAATGCCGTTATTTTATTAAAAGTTGGACTGCTGCTACTAGTTAAACTTTGATTCAGATTTCCCACAATTTCCCACTGACCACTAGAAATCGTAGTCGTTTCGCCTATATTAAGCAGTTGAGTAATTTCTTCTGTAGTTAAAAGGTTTAACGTATCGTTCCATTTTGAGACGTCAAATATATGAACATTAGCTGTTGCCTCAATTTCATCAGCACCGGCGCCGGTTCGTTCTCCAACAACCATTCTGACATTACTATTTGCTCCAGCGATTAATTTACCTGTCCATACACAACTTATTGATGTTCCTATACCAGCTCCTGCTCCAAGTGTTACATCTCCTTTCAATTCTCCATAAGTCAAGTTCGCATAACCACCAGCAAGAAGAGAAACATTACCGTCGTGGCTGCCAGCATATAAATAGACATCACTGCCATTGCCAACAATTAAATTTCCGACCAACTCAGATGCTACTTGCATGCCAAAGGAAGCATCTTCTTCAATAGTTATGCTACCGCAGTCATAATATAATGTGTTAATGGCCGTATATGAGTTGTTAGCAGCTTCAATATCTCCATCAAATTCATTTGCATATATAGCTACATAACTATTATTAATTAATGTGCCATCTATCCATTGACTATTATTAAATAAAGCTGTACCGGCATTAGTAATGTTACCACTTTGCAATCCTGTATGAATATAACACTCACTTCCTGTTCCGATTGTTAAATCACCAATAAATGCACTAGTAACTTTCATTCCATAATTACTACCTGTCCCCACAGTAACATTTCCAGAATAATATTGTGTATCAATAGTAGGATGTGATGTAAAATTATTGCCTACTTCTATATCTCCATCTATTTCTTGCGCAATAATTTTACCGCCACCAGCATCTGTCGCAAAAGTTATCTTACCGGTTAGCCACTGACTATAATCAAATAGATAACCACCGCTTACTTTAATTGCTTCATCAGTAATAACCTGCGGTTTAAAATAATCAACTTTTGAAAATAAAACACCATTATCTACTTCTAATAATCTAGCACCTTCTCCAACTGTTTGATAAAGTTTATTGGCGCTAAAAAAAGACTGTCCCGAACCTAATTTAGTCCATAAAATATCTGTTCCACTTTGCAATCTAGATGTTCCAATATTAACAATATTGTCATCACCTATAATATTACTACCACCGCGAATAAACGCTGTTGGTGCATCAATATTAATCCATGGTTTAGCAGATAACGAAAAACTACCAAACGGCGCGCCGTCTAACAGCTCAACTTTAACTTGAGTAGTTTCAGTCGCTGTTGGTGTATCAGCAGCCGTAATTGCTGCCGTATCAGTTAAAAATGGATATGCTACATTTTTACCCGTATTTCCATCATTCCCTGCCGTAGCGGCATAAAAAACATTAGATTGCTCTAATAAATTTGCTACAGGATGATCATCTACATATTTTTTAGTTGCAGCTTCATTATCTACATCAGGTTCGGTACTTAAAGTAACTTGAGCAAATGTTGGTTGTGCTGTAGATGCAACATCTTGATTCATTGCACCAAGATAACCCCACTGAGTACTAGATATTGTTGTTGTTCCAATATTCGCTAATTGAGTGACTTCTGTACTTGTTAAATCTAGCACACCATTAGCATTTATGGATGTACCACCAACAGTAGGCATGTTTGTTGATTCGATATCTGTAAACCAGCCTTTTGTAATTCTTGCTGCCGTTGCGCCTATATCATCAGCTATTGTATGTGGAATCACATAATTAGGCGTACCTGTTACTCTATCCCAAACTAAATTATTATGTAATTCATTTATTGAGCCCATTATAGTTTTGCTACTTGTAGCAAAAGTCTCAGCCGGATTATCACCTAATAAAAGTCTATTAGGTGTAATACCGCCGATATCTGTTTCGATCTGCATATTCCCAGTTGGATTTGCTTGCAGAGCCAAGTCATTTATTTTTTTATTAGCCATTTTATTCCCTCTTTCTTAATAATCTGAATCGGCAGTTATTCTCGAATCACCATCTGCTGTAATTCGTTTATCACCATCTGCCGTAATTCTAAATAAATTTTGCACAATGTGTTGATAAAGCTTATGCATCATGAACCACCATTTAGGTGCACTTCTCATTTTATGTGGACTTTTCATTATTGATTTCCCCTATTTTATGTCGGCGCTAATGAAGGATTAGTAATCCCCCAAATTAAATTAGTGGCACCAGTTGTTTCTAAAACACCATCTACAGTACCATTAACCAAGATTCTGTCACAAATTAATAATTGTGTTTCGCCGGCTTCGAAATTAGTAACATTTAATCGTCCCGCTGAACCATTTTGCCAAACAACATCGCCAGCCGTACCAGCCTTAATAGCAGTGGCCATTCCTAACGGAAATGGTGTACCAATTCCAACACGTCCTGTTGCAGTAAGGAAAATTCCCATTTCATTATTGGGAATTAATTGATTTATTGCATCATCAGCCATTTTATTTCTCCTATATTAATTTAATATCTCACAGCAAAAAGAACGTATGCATTAAGCATTCTTGTTTCACTGCCGCCTGAAGTATTAATCATATTGCTTGCCATGTAACCACTATACGAATCCATCCAAGGAGCACCAACCGTATCTTTCCCGGGATAATGTCCGCACGGACTATTTTGAGTGCCCGCAGTGCAATGTGCATTTACAGTATGTAAATGCTCTCTACCTTCATCAGTTTGTGCCGTTCCCACATGATCACCGCTAATGACATTTCCGTTAATTCCTATTCTCGAATTTCTATTAGGATCATTTGTCGAACCATTAGCCCAGTTTCTTAAAATAAATCCTCGCCAATCAGGCACAACAAAATAATAGCTACTAATAGCTTTAGATGTTTTTTGTGCAAGTTGCACATCTGTATCTGTAGACAAAACAGCAACTTTTATTCCTGTTTTACCTATTACAGCCGGATCAACTCCAACCCCATCTATTTCATACCATACATAAAACGGAACAGCTACCGAATTAGCAAAAAAATAGTCACCAGGTGTTAAAGTAGAGGCGGCATTGCAGACCACTTTGCTTATTTCATGGCCATTTAAGGCATCTATAGTACGATGAGCTACAAAAGAAGCATTATCTGTCCCCTCTAATTCAATTAATATTCCGGTTCTTCCTCCTATAGCCGGATCAGTACCTACTCCATCAACTTTATACCAAGGATAATAATTGGCAGTAGTTGAACTAATTAAAAAATGTTCCCCTCCTGATAAAGTAGATGCTGCTTTTGTTTGAATATCTGATATTTCAGGTTTTCCCGCATCTCCATCTTGAACTTTTGTAACGGTAAAACCTGAATCACCCGCAGACGTATCTGTTACATCACCATTTGCAGTATTAGTTACCCGAAGAGTATCAATAGAATATAATTGCCTATAAGGCTTAAATACCACAGAAAAACCTTTTGTTCCGGATTGTTGGGTAGTAGTTATTGTAAAACCAGTATTAAAATCAGCCCAATCCGTGACAGTTCCAGAATTTGTATTAGTAAAAATAGCCGTATTAGTATATAAAGTTGGGAAAAATCCATCTCCTCCATATCCAAAAGCATTTCCATTTGCTAAATCAGAATCGTTATCCCATTTTTGGTACAATCTATCATAGGTAATTGGGGTATTTGGAATAAGCGCTGTTCTTATATATGTAAGATTATTGAACGGTAATGTATATTTAGGTTGATCTCCTAATACATACTGTTCAACTTGCCCAGTTAAATCTTCAAAATTATATTCTGTTCCATTCCAGATTAAAGGATAACCATATTTTTCGGGAGTTGGATCAGGTAACTCATAAGCTTTTTTCTTTAAATTTTCTTCTTCGCTACTTGTATAATTAAAATCATAGATAACTTCGCTTATATTTAATTGACCATTAACAATTCCAATTATTGCAATTTGATTTAATGGCAAACGTAAGCAATATTCAAATCTATCGTCCCCTTCACTTCCAATGGTTTTTCCAACAACTGATGGAATCGTATAATTTTCTAAAGCTATTTGTGACCAACTTGTGGTAACAACAAAAGTGTCTAAAACTGTTTCAACAAATGAACTGCCCCCAGCTCCAAAAATCTGCCTAACAACTAATTGAATAGTAGAATTTAAACCGGTTTCACTCCGTACCCACCATGCATGACTTGTCGCTTGTCCTGAGAAAGAAATTACATCACGAAAAGGCAAGCAAAGATCTTTTCTAGCTTCTGCGCCAGCAACCGAACAATTAAATTTTAAATAATATCTCGGATTATAGGGAACATCAGTTTGTCCAGCAGCAAATTCTACAAAAGATATTTCATTAGTACTATTTGCTGTATCACGATAAAAAAACCATCCTTCTTCTGCCAGTGAAACCTCGCTACCAGAAACTAAATCAGAATCGCTTAATTGCTGTTTTTGAAAAAATCTAAATTGAGGATTAAGAACATAATTAGTTAAATTACTCGTTTCAATCGAAGGAATAGGAAAATCTGCCAGCGGTGAATTAAAATCAGATACAGTTTGTACAGGTGTGGCAGGTGGTGATTCGCCAAGCCTATAGGCTTCAATATAATAATCTTCATCATCTGCATAATAAATAGGGCGAGGTGTCCCGCTCGCATCTGAAATAATACCTGCATCGTTAAGAGGAACAGGATTAGGCAATGGAGTACCGAATTTATCTTGATAAACTGCTTTTAATGTAACTTTATCTGAATTTTTGTAAAAATATACACTACCCCCTTTTAAAGGGACGCCTGTTTCATCTCTAAATACCACCTGAAAATGTGGTGTTAAATAATAATTAATTGCCATTTATTCTATCCCCCGTCTTTTTAATTCAGCTATAGCTTCAGCTTGTGTAATTGGTTTAGTTGGTTCTTCTTCTGGTCGTTGTCCTAATAATGTAGCAATAGCACTTTTGCTTAACCATGGATATGCACGACCAATTCCTTTTGAAATTTGTTGAACAGGAATTCCTCGTGTTAAAGTTCTCATAATAGTTGGTGCAAGAGTTGCACCTCCTGCCCCGGCTAAAATTTCAGCAGTAATTCCAGCATGTGGAGCTAAAGCTAACCCTACTCCCGCTCCTGCTCCTGCAATTCTTTCTACCCCTTCTTTAGTTAATATTCTTGTTTTGATTTGTTCTATATCTTCCTTCATGGCCGGAGTTAAATAACTTTGTAATCTTTTATCATCTAAAGTGTTTATTCTGTTTATAAATTTATTAGCATCTTTAATATCACCCCGCCCTAATTCATCATATAAAATTCTACGATTTGCTTCTGAACCCATATCATTAACGATTTTGTTAGTATCAATATCTGGACTTTTAAATATTGTTTTTATATTAGAAGGATTTGTCTCATGTCCTTTTGCAATTTCCGCTATATTTTTTTCGCTTATATAAGGCACAGCTTCTTTTCGAAAAGTCTCACCGGCATGTAGATATCTATTTGTTAAATCACCGGTAGGATCTTTAAAGTCTAAAAAATGATGGATATCCATTTGTAAGTTTTTTCGCGTATCTTCATAACCTGTAGCTTTATCTCGTTCTGAAATTTTTGAAAATGGATCACGTCTAATCGTTCTTGCTTCTGTACCTAATTCACTTTGTAAATCATGAGCATTTTGTAAAGTTGGGTTTTTTTCGAAAGCAGAATGTAATTTTTTTAAGCCACGTGTATAAGTATCGAATAACCCCACATCTTCTTCGTGCCTTAAAATGGGATCAAACATCGTTTTATATAATTCGGGAGATTTTACTCTGCTCCAATAAATAGAATTATTACGAATAGGATCAAGAATAGGATTGTATAAATCATTGCTAATGTCCTCTATTTTATTATTATACGTGTTTTTTAAAAGTTTAGCAAAATTTTGACTATTTTCCTCTAAATTTTCACCTCCACTTAATTTATTCATAAAATTTTTAATCAAAGTCATTGGTTTTATATATTTTGATACTGCACCTATACCTTTTCCAATAGCAGGTATAGCTTCTGCACCAGCTCCAAAAGCAGCTCCTTTCTCTGCTCCTCGTAATCTATCAGGGCTAACTGCTTCTCCATATAAAGCAGTGCCTGCTATACGTCCAGGTGCTCCTCGTAAAGCTCTAATTAATCTTGCTGCTGCGGGGCCTGCTTCTTCGGCAGCAGGTAATGCTGCTCTTGCTGCCCCTCCTGCTGCACCTGCACCTAAAAACCCTAAAATATCACCAAAAGTTCGACCAATCTTAGCTTGTGGTGTAGGGGCTTCTTCAGGAAATGTTGGTCGCTTAGGCATGATAGCTGCCAAAGGTGGCAATTCTTTGGTTGCGGGAATTGCAGGCATTTTAGGTATTAACCTTAATAATTGATCTCTTAATTCCTCGATAGTGCCACGCCCAATTTGAGCCGCCGTACCTAATTCTCCTCTAACAAACTGGCCAGAAGTTAAATCTTTAGCTGGCTCTTCTATAGATTCGCCCCGTCTTTTTAATTCTTCTCTTGCTTCTTCTGGTGTAATTGCCATTATCCACCTCCCGCCGCAATCTTTCTCAATTCAGTAGGTGACATTTTGCTTATATCTTCTTCTGGCCGGGCTTCTTTTATAGGTTCTTTTTTAGTAAATGGTTTATACAATGGTTTTTCTCCGACAGTTTTTAACCATTTATTTGCTGCTTCTAAACTGCTTCTTCCTCCTTGATTTATATATTGATTATAAAATTGTTGTTTTGCTAAATCTTGATTGCTTTGCGCTAATTGTCGATTAAATATTGCTTTTAAACCAGAACTATATGTTGTACCACCTCCAACCGCCGAACGTAATAAATCAAATTCTCGTTGTGTCATTCGCCCTAGGTGGAAATTTTTAATATATTTACCTTGCGCTCTAGTTAATAAACTTTTTAAATATTGGCCTTGCGGTGTTGCCCATAAAATTTGTCCTCGTATGGGACCAGTTCCAAGTGGAACATTTTCCACTGCTGCTTTTAATTGATTAAACAATGGAATATCTTCCTCTTTAGTATCCGCTGCTTTCTGATTGATTTTATTCATATCTTCAAGTAAATGTGCGGTATCAGCAGTTTGAAATTGGTCTGGCTGTTGCTGCGGTGCTTGCATTTGTCTGATTTTTTCTTGCAAAAATCCGGTTTGAGCTCCTTGCAAAGCTTGTGTAGATTGCTCCTGTTTTTTCTGACTAAGAACATCAAATAATGTTCTTACAGAGGGTGGAGCTATGGGAATGTTTATACCTTGCATAAATTAATCCTCTTGTTAATAACCACCAGACCCTCCAGGCCAACCACCAATTTTTTTACCTTTGGAAGTATATCCTGGCAAAACCGTACCAAAATAACCACCAAATGCTCCAGGCCAACCGCCAGTACCATAACCTTTAAATCCAGGCATTATTCCGCTTAATAATGTGCCAATTAAACCAGCCTGTGTTCCACCCTTTGCTATATCAATGCCAGCTTCAGCTGCACCTATTTGAGAAATGATATCAGCTAATGATTGTGCGCCTTTAAAAACCCCTCCGGCTGCTTCGCCAGTAGCACCAGCACCTATTCGACCAATGCCTAATAAATCACTTAATTTTGCTTGGCCAGCTTTTCCCACTTCTCCTAAATATTGCTGTTCTTGTCCTCCTAAAATATCACCAACTGTTTGAGTTAATGCCTGTTGCTGGGCTCCACTTCCGCTAATTCCCATGGCTTGCATTGCATTATTGACAGCATCTATAGCTTGTTGCGTTTGAAATTGCTGAGAGGGTGTTTGAGCAAATTGCGATTCTGCCCTACCCACGGCTTCTGTCGGAGTTCCCATTCCAGTAATTCCAGACAGTGCTTGTTGTAATGCGCTTGTTCCCATTTTCATTTCAGGAGCTAACATACCAACACCAACTTTTAATCCTCGTTTTTCCATATCCTCAGCTTGTTCTAGCATTTTTTGCAAATCATCAAAAGCCTGTTCTTCGCCTCCGCTCATTATATTACCCATAATTTTTCTCCCAGATTAATTGATCTTTACTATTCCCAAAAAATTGAAAACCAAATCGTTTAACAACATAAATCGCGGCTTTATTCGTAGCATTAATTGGAGCAACAATTTTCTTATAATTTAATTTTTTGGAAATCATATTTGATAATTGTTGCATTACTTTATATGCAATTTTTCCACGAAACTTTTTTAAAATCCCAATATGGAGCATGACGCAATTAATAGTCATCTTATATAAAATACTTAAACCAATAGGAATGGAATCACAAATAAGAATATAAAAATTATATCGTTCAGCAAAATCACTATTAATAAATTTCTTAAATTTATTTTTAGAAATACTTTTATCCGGAACAAATCCATGATGAATATCTGGATGAAAAAATAATTCAATTATTTCCTTTAACTCTGTAATTTTTTTAATTTCAATATTCAATTTTGCGATCTCGTATTTTCAATCCACAAATCTTTATTGCCATTGTAATGAAGTGTTATTACATCGTTATCACTAAGTGTAAAAGATGCTCCACCTGCTAATTTAAGGCCGTTTCCATCATCTAATTGCACAGTATTTGTGTCATCCATACCTTCTAATGTAACTGTTTGACCATCGAAACCAGAAGAGATTTGCGGATTTGCCGTAATATTAATTGCGCCGCCATCTCCATCAATTCTCATTATTAAATTATTTACCGGAGAAGGGATTTGAATACCTACAGTAGCCGCAATTGATTGTGTGGCGTGAGGAGGCTCACCTTGGTTAACCTCATCTGTTAAATCTAACAACCATGAATTATAAACCTGATTAAACTGTTGATTAGTTTCATTTAATACATTTACATTTTTCGGATGATTTCTAAGCATTATCCTTCTCCTACATTTCCCATAGCACCTAAAATCACACAAGGAGTGCGGTTATAATGTTCTAATTTAAAAACAAATGAATTAGCTATACCTAATGTATTCCAAACTGTTTGAGTTAATGATTCTCCAATCTTGCCAATTTCAGATTTTCGATCATTTCCATATCTAAGCCCTCCATCATAAGAAACTGATAACATTAAATATGGATCTTCATCATTTCCATTTTCTTTTCCCGTTCCTTGTTTAAGAAATACCTGAAATTCATTAAGTGAAACCTGATTAGGATTCATAAAAACAGGGGAAATAACTTGCCTTTTTATAGCTTTTCCAGCCTCATCAAAATAATCTTTAGACATTTCATACATATGAGGGTTTTGATAATCAAAAATATAATGATGGCTTTTATAATATTGATATGTATTTCCTGTGTACCTATTGGAATCGTTAGACTCTAATCTACTCCATCTTTTCGTATTAAAATCAAACATCCAAGATACATCATCAATAGTGAAATTGATCACATACATAACATGGCCAACATCATTTTTAAATAAATAAGAGGTTGCATCTTCTATTGCTGTATATGTATCTAACATTGTGTCAATTGCTTCATTACTAATCGGAACGGGATTGCTTCCAGTTGTCATTAAAATTGAACCAACACCTCTGTTTGTTCTACTTAACCATATCATCATCCCAAAACCAATGGCCACACTACCAATCGCAGAGCATCCAAATTCTAAAGTTGGCTTTTGAGGACGATACGGAAGAGTTGGAGAACTAACCTCATACCAGATTTCAGTTGATTTTCGCCCCATAACATATAACTGCCCATTTAAAGTAGAATATGCCACGACAATATCCGGATAAGAAGTCATCGAAAAAAAATCATTTAATCCCCAACTCAAACCATCCCCTTGCGCGGAAAAAAAAGACTCTTTTGTTTCACCCTTGTTAGCAATAAATCTATTACCTAAAATAGCAATATCAGTAGGAGATGTAGGAAAACCCGGTGAAGTAATTACGCTAAAATTATCACTAATTGAATCATATAAATAGCCCTTTATTCCATCAACAAAAATTATCTGTGTTCCATTATCGGCAATTCCAACATATCCAGTTTGAGTATCAATTACACCAATAATAGAATGGCTAAATGTAGGTTTACTATTAATATAATTAGCAGTCACCCTAAAAATTGTATCTTTAATAATAACAAACATTATCTCGTTAAAATAATAAGTTTGTCTAACTCCCCGATTTTCCCCTCCAACATTAAAGATTAAACCATTATCTAAACTTAAACCTTCTGTTGGGAAAAGAGCTTTTTTTTGCAGTCCTTCAGAATGAAAAACCATAAACATATTAACAATTAATTGAGGCGAAAAAATACTATATTCAGATTTCTCTGTTCCTCCAATAATATCAAATGTTTTATTTAAATTTGGCATATTAAATCACATTTAACGTGTTTTCATATTCTCCTCTAACTACAAAAAGACTATCAGGCTTTAATTCAATATCCTTATCATTAGTGCTAGTTAGATTTTTTAAAGCATCTTGATAGTTAGCTTCAGCTTCTACATTCCAATTTGACCCATTTAAACCAGCCTTTAATTCTCGTCCTAATGCATATTTTAAAAATCGATGATATCCAATTGGCAAAGTACTGATATCACTATTTAAATCAAGATGCTCAAGAATAAATTTACCTTTTACGATGCAAGTATAAGCCTTATCGGGTTTTCCGATAAAAGTTAGAATTGATCCACCTACTTCCAATTGCAAAAAACAATAAGTAGGACGGCTTTTATTTGTTTCATCTCGATTAAATCTATAGAAAAGCGTGTCATTCTCAACCCTTACCGGATAACGATCAGTTCCATCAAGTAAGTTAACATATTTCAAATTAATCAATCTTCTGTTTGTTACATCAGAAGTTATTTGGTCTGATATAACATACGATTCCTGACCAATTACTAACGGAAATTGCAATGTTGTATCATACGGAATAAGATTAGGAGCTGTCGAATAATGATCTAACAACATATTGAGTTCATATAAACCATCTATAACAAAATCTTGCGGCAAATTACGGTCTTTACTTTTATAACCAATAAGTTTATATGCGCCTTTAATAATATCATCGGCAGTTCGCTTAGTAATAGCCATCTAATTCCCCTAAAATTAAAGGAAAAGAACAAAATGTCCTTTCCCTTTTATATTTTATGACATATGCCGTACAACCTGACTAGCTATCCATCGATACCCTGCTAATAAATCAATTCTCATGGTATTAGTATTGGATAAAACGGTGGACGTTTTACTTACTCGTAAAGATAATCCACTTGTAGGATCTTTAAATACACTACTTTCAGGAGAATCAAGAGGAGCTAGCGGAGGGGTTACAAGATGTAAAGCATTTATGCTATACGCTAAATTTACTTTATGCGCCACCTGTGTAACTGTTCCATCAACACCATTGACTTTAACAACCCCATCTTCTGGCACTTTCCCAGTAACATTTCGGTTTGGGTCGTCTACATCAGTAATAATTTCAGGATAAATTGATAGCGTTGCTAAAGCCCCAACAGAATTAGCATCAGCAGTTACTACAAATTGCATATCTTGACCTGTGGTTGCTCGCGTAATACGATTTACACTTTGAACTCCAGTTATTTCTAAAACATCTCCAGCTTTAAATATTGCCGTTTTGTCTGCTGTTAATCCTTTCAATACAATAGTTGATCCAGATGTAACATCAGCATTAACCTGTATACTACTTGCCGTCATTACACCAGCAGTATATGGAGTATGAACTGCAATGCTTTGATCCATCATCATATCAAAATATGACAATCGGCCTAATTCTGATCTTAAACTAATTTCTTTATTCAAGGTTGTATTAAACGCATTTTGCAATGCTGCTTTTAATGCGCTTCCATCACGAGGATTGATTGCATAATACCATGGTTGAGCTGGGCTTATTCCACGTTCAAATAAAATTGTGCCGTCTAAATCAACAGCCGCAAAAGTATTAATTGCGGTGCCGGGAACTCCACTATGAATATGTGTCTGTGTAGCAGCCAGAAGAGCAAGATCTTTATTTACATCTCCAACTAGACTTCTTACTGCAGGATAAAAAACTCTTTCTTTCCATGAATCTGCTCGTAATTTAGTAGAGAGATCTGTAGTAGAATATGTAACAGGAACACTATATAACGGTTGTAGTTGTAAAGCCTCATATGTTTCTTTTACATCTCCCGCAGTGACCGTATCTCCACGCTGAACCAAATATTGATTATCTAGGCGGATATTTACATATGTACCAGGATCGTAGGTATTATCACTAAACATTCCCTCATATTTGCGATTCGCAGTTGCAAAAAAGGTATTTGCAAGTCTGAATTCAACAGCAGCCTCTTTCGATAAGAGTGTACTGTTAATAAATTGATTAGGCATTTTTTAATCTCCAAAATCATCGGCCACCCTCCTCTTTTCGGCGTACCTGATATAATTCTTCATAAGACATTTTACTTCTGTCTTTTTGAATATATCCTGTACTCTTCATAGCGGTGGGTGGTGGCGCAACGGACTTTACAACAGGTTTTTGATTCCTGAATTTATATTCCAATAACACCATTTCCCGAAATTGTTCTTTTGGTGATAAACTTACAATACGATCTACTTCCTCTCGATTATATTTACCTAATTGATAAATAAATTCATCAGCTTTATCGCTCATACTGGCTGCTTCCAGCATCACTTGCGTAAAAGGCAAATCCTCAACAACTTCTTGATAATCATCAAACTTTTCATATCCTTTTGATAACTTTTGCTTTAAAGTTCGCTGTTCTTCAGCTTTTTTAGCGTTTTTATCTTGTTGCTCTTGAATAACAGCAGCTTGTTGTAATTTAATTACAACCTGCCCCTCTACACTCGCAATATCAACAGCTTGTCCGGTAAATGGATCTATAATCTGAGTATTAGGATCATATTTCACCTGCTCAGATTTAGAACTCCCACCATCGGCATTTTGAACATTCAGCAATTTTTGCTGAGTATCAGTCAATTGCTCCTGTAACCGGTCTTGCTGCCGTTTACTTCTTGCAAGACGCTTTTTCAGCCAAACAGGCAATTCCTCTGGTTCGATATCAGTAGTTTCAGTACTAGTTTTATCACCACCTGTTTCATCCTCAGAATCATCAACTGAGTCATCCGAAGAATCGGTTTTTTTCTCAATTGCCGCCTGAGAAGCGTCTTGAAGGTTTTCATCTTCTGCCGGTTTTTCATTGGTTTGCAATTCTTCTTGATCTTTTTGCTGATCTTCAGAATTCACCAATGAATTAACCGTAGTTATTTCATCATTCATAAAACATTTAATTTTTTCGATTAACCTGCTATCGCAGTAATGACTATACGTTTTTCCGCCGTATATTTACGTGAATGGCTATGCATTTAAAGACTACATATTTGTCTGTATAGTCTATAATACCACTAAAATTAGAAATGTCAACATAAATTTATTGCAAAACGCCATACTATCATTGGTAACGTCATTTTATGAATTATGATGCTAGCAATGACGCTAGCAATGAAAATTTTCTATAAATATTTTGATTTTTATCCGAATTTTACAAATTGGCATTGCCGCGCTCCATATCTTTGCGCCATTGCGCAGCTGCCTCGTGGGAAATGAGAGTCCGGCGCCCAATTTTCATAATTTTTGGCGCAAGCCCCTCGTTGAGCAAAAGATAAAATTTTGAGCGGCTTATGCCATGAAGCCTGCAAAAATTTTCAATACTAAAAGCTAAGTTTTCTTCTACATTATTTTTTAATAGATCATTTGTTTTCATTTTTATTTCCTCTTTGATAGTTAATAAGTATCTAGCGAGATATATTAAAACATTTATAGATAATCGTGTATAAGGAGGCATTAGGGTTCAAAAAAAACACCTAATGCCTCCTTTTTGCTAATCAGAGATGATAAGTAATTGATAAACTAACTTAATTTAAGAAGGGTAATAATTATTCCATATCTTTTGTGCGGTAATGCGTTAAAACTGTTTGTGCTAATTTGCCTAATGCTGTATTACTGTCAGGAATGTGTCCTAATTGCCCATCATTATTTTGGGGTTTTATTATGTCAATAATCTTTTCTAAGAAGCAGATAAAAGGTGTATCGTATGTCTTTGACCGGGTGCTACCTTTGTATGATGTGATTTTTTCCTTGATTCTGCGTGAATCGGCAGTTTCATCGGTTTTATCTTTGAGCAATGCATCTAACCCGTTAACTTCATGAGATATATCTTTATATTGCTCTTTACTTGAATAGCACCTTAACTCCCATAAATTTTTTGTTGGATCAAAAATTAACACGTACACTGGACATTTACTTACAAAACTAAGCTTCGCTTCGGCTGAAAATTTAACGTTTTTCTCGTTTTTACACATTATTTTAAGGCAGCATCCCTTTGACCTAGGATCTGAATCGTAGTCTGAATCGTAGTCTGAATCGTAGTCTGAACCGTGGTTTGAATAGTAGGATGTTGGTCTTTCTTCTGTATATTTTTCATAAATTTTTGCCAAGTAAAGAATAATATGAATTATAGGTGCTGTTCCTTTGAAGCCTGTTTTTTGATGCGGGGAAAGAGATGTTTTAAGTTTTTTAAGAACGTCTATTTGCTTATTGATTTGTTTTTTGATGCTCTGGGTATTTTGTTCTTTTTGTAAAAGTTTTTCATATTGTAATATTTCTGCATCTATGGTTTCCTTATCGGTTTTTAGTAC